CTTTATAAACCCAACTTGAACCGTTGTAGTAACAATTGCCAGTTAATCCCGCTTGATTGGAAAACCCAAAAACACTTCCGTATGAACTAATGTCAAGAGCTACTAAACTTCCCCAAGCACTAGGAGTAACCCCCAAGCCAAGGTTGCCTGCGGAGTCGATGATGTAACGGTAAGCGCCAGCCGTATCGTCAAAAAACCCAAAGTTTCCTGCAATGCCTTGAGCGCGGTTAATGAAGTCAAATGTTTTTCCACTTGAACCCGTATCCGTCATGCGGATGGTTCGTGCATTTGTACCATTTACAGAAACTTGAAGAGCAGCAGAGCCAGATGGCGTTCCCGTTTCAACAATACGCACTGTTCCAGCAACATCTAATTTAACCGCAGGCGAACTTGTCCCAATACCCAGCCCTGTGGTGGTTAAGCGCATTAACTCGTTTGCGCCTCCTGAGCCATTACGCCAAATATAAGAACCTGTGTTGCTTGTACCTCGATGGTCAAAAATCAATTGAGGAGAACCCGTTGCTTGCGTGGATATTGCGGATTGCGTATCAGCAGTAGTTGGGCCAAGTCGAACTTCACCTCCACCAAAACCTGAAACGGAGCCAGTAATTTGAGCGCCCCCGTTTACATCTAATTTAGTTACAGGCGAACTCGTCCCAATGCCCAGCCCTGTGGTGGTTAGGCGCATTTGTTCGGTGTTGTTAATGCTGAAAAACAACGGTGTATTTGTCAGATTACGCAGCCCTGTTTGAGTGCTGTCGGTGTAAATACGAAAGTAATCTGTACCGTTGATGTTGAAATAAGCGTTTGCTACCGCCCCAGTAGTGCTTGTTTTTACTCTGAAGTTTGCTTGATCGTTGCTTGCTGACGCATCAAACAAGAAATTATTTGTCCCATCAAACGTCAGCGCAGTCCCCGTGGTCAGCACCTTGGAACCGTTGAGGTAGGCAACGCCGTTGGCTGTGCCGCCGGAGATAGTTACCGTACTGGAGGTGGTGAGGGTGGTAAACGAACCAGCCGCAGCCGCTGTGCCGCCGATTGCTGGAGGGCTGGCCAGGTAAGTGCTGAAGCCCGTGCCAGAGACCGTGCTGCTGGCGCTCAGCGTGGTGAACGCACCGGCTGCTGCTGCCGTGCCGCCGATTGCTGGAGGGCTGGCCAAGTAGGTGCTGAAGCCCGTGCCAGAGACCGTGCTGCTGGCGCTCAGCGTGGTGAACGCACCGGCCAGGGGCGTGGTCGAGCCGATGATCACATTGTTGATTTGGTTTCCACCGCCGGATACCGTGCCGGACAGGGTGACCGCGCCCAGCGTCTTGTTGGTCAGCGTGTCTGTGGTGGCCCGGCCAACCAGGGTGTCGGTGGACGTGGGCAGCGTCAGGACGCCGGTGTTGACAATGGTCGAGAAGATCGGCGCCGTCAGCGTCTTGTTGGTCAGCGTTTGCGTGGCCGTAGTGCCTACCAGGGTGGTAGACACGTCCGGCATGGTGTAAACGCGCAGGGTGCCCGCAGTGATTGCGCTGGCCAAGAATTGGAAGGTCTTGGTGTTGTCGGTTGCGTTCTGGACTGTGAAGGACGTATCCGTAGCCGTTGACGCGGGCAAACTGCTGGTGGCCGTCAAGCCCGTGGACGTGCTGTTGACCAGCACAAATTTGTTCGCGTTGGATGTCAACGTGGGCAGTTTGTCAAAGCCAGCCGTAACCAGGTCCAGCTCCGCCCGCATGGACGCGGAAGTAGCTGCGGACCCGGTAGACGGGAACGACCCGTGGGAGTAGTAGTTATTGCTCATCGAAGTCCTCTGCGCGGTGTGTAATGAAGGATGATGCTGTTGATGGTAAAGGGCTGATAGATCGCCGCAATGGATGCAACGCGGATAGCGATGTTTTCGGCGGTCCCCTTTATCTCAACCTCAGATGGCGCCAGGGTTCGCCCGTCCCAGACAAAAGCGTCCCAGACGGCGGAGTCCCAAAAGCTGGCCACCAAATTGCTGGAATACGATGCTTCGCTTTCCTGGCCAATGTAGGTCGACGAATAGGCCAAGTCGTAGTTGAAAGCAAACTCTGCGTACCCGTTGCCGGTGATTTCAAGCGAACCCCGGCGGAAGCGCTTTAGCAAGCGGGGGCTGCCAACAGCGTTAAATACCAGGGTGATGCTGGCCGAAATGTCGGCTCCGTCAAAAGAAGTCCCGGCGTCTAGCCGGTAGACGTATCCATTGGTCGACCCAAAAAACGCGGTTTCTGCGCCGTCAGGCTTTTCGCCCTCAGCCATGCAAGTCACCGCGTTAGGAAATTGCACGGGCATAGAGCCCATGTACTTGCCATTGGCCAAGGTGACGTAAAGGCCGTAGCCGTCACTGAAGAAAACCCAAGACGCATCTGCCCAACCGCCCGAGACCAACCCGCAACCCGAGGGTCAGCCAGATGATCCACTGGCCGGACTCCCAGAACCCGTGCGACAGGCCTTGGCCCGGATCACGGAACTGGAATCGGCTAACACTCAACTGCTGCACCACGTAAAGACTGCCGAGGGTCGCGTGGCTGCGATGCAGCGTGAGTTCCAGCAGGCACGACAGGCGCAACAAACCGTTGCCCCTGATGACGCGCCTTCGCAGGGACAAATGTCTGCCGCCGCCAAGAACCCCGAGAAGTGGGAGCAGCTCAAGCAGGATTTCCCCGAGTGGGCTTCTGCAATGGAAGAGTACGTTGGCTCAAAGCTGAGCGGTGTTCAAGGCGGTGTCCAGGCCCTCCAGGTCGCGGACTACGTTCAAGAGCAACTTGCTACAGCCAAAGCCGACATGCGAAGTGCCATTGAAGAGGCAAGGATCGAAGGCAAGTACGACGACTGGCGAACAACGGTGGCGACACCTGAATTTTCTCAGTGGTTTGCACTACAGCCTGCCGAGGTGAAAGCCTTGGCTGACAGCACTGCGGGCAAGGACGCGATCAAGATGCTGGACTTGTTCAGCACGGCGAGAGCGAAACCGGCATCGGAAGTCAGGCAAGAGCGAGGAGCACGTCTCGCTGCAGCCGCGACGACTCGACCTGGCCAGACACCGCCGCCCAAGACATTGGACGACTTGTCACCAGAAGAACTGTGGAATTACGAAGCCAAGAAGCGCGAGGAACAACTCGCAAAGCGCGGCTATTAACCAATCTTTGAAAAGGAATTTCAACCATGGCTATCCAAAACTACGGCACCGTAGCGTCGCGTAACTTAATCCGCGCCGCCCAAGGCATGCTGGAACACGCACAACCCATCACCGTCCTCGGTGATTTCGGCACTCAGCGCGAGATGCCTCAGAACTCGACAGACACCCTGGTGTTTCGTCGTACTCTGCCTTTCGGCGCTACCACTGTGGGCACCACAATCGAGAACTCTTCTCGCTACGTTGGCACCCCTGACATCACCGCGTCCAACTTCGTGTTGGCTGAGGGTGTCACTCCCAACTCGAACACCATCTCCTTCCAGGACGTGACTGTTCAGTTGCAACAGTACGGCGTGCTGTTCAAGTACAGCTCGAAAACCGAGCAACTGTACGAAGACGACATCCCCGGCGAAATGGTCAAGCTGACCGGCGAAACCCTGGCCGAGGTGATGGAATTGGTTCGCTACGGCGTGCTGAAGGCTGGCTCCACTGTGGTCTACGCAAACGGCTCCAGCCGCTCGGCGATCAACACCGCCATCAGCCTGAACGCAATCCGTAAAACAGCTCGCACGTTGGAATCCAACCGTGCCCGCCGCGTTACCAGCCGCCTGGCTCCTGGCGTGAACTTCGGCACCCGTGCCGTGCAGCCCGCCTACGTGGTGTTCTGCCACACTGACGCCGTGTCTGACGTGCGTAATCTCCCAGGCTTCACCCGCGTGGAAGAGTACGGCTCATTCAAGCCAATCCATGACCGCGAAATCGGAGCCTGCGAAGACTTCCGCTTTATCAGCTCTCCTTTGCTGAAGTCGTTCTTGGCTGCTGGCGCAGCGGTCGGCTCGTCCGGCATGCTGTCTGTTGGCGCTGCCAACGTGGACGTGTACCCCTTCATCGTTATTGGTGAAGACTGCTGGGGCCAGGTTGCGCTCAAAGGCATGTCGGCTATCAAGCCGGTTGTGCTTAAAGCCAGCCAGACCAACCACGCTAACCCACTGGGCCAGTTTGGTTACGTGGGCGCTTCCACCTGGTTTGCCACGGTGCGCTTGAACGACGCCTTCATGGGTCGTATCGAAGCCGGTGTGACCGCTCTGTAATGAACGGAGGGCGCGGGTTTACCTCGCGCCCTCGTCTAACCCAAGGAAAACACCATGAGCAATGCAGCTTATTACAGCCTCCTAAACGACGGGAGATTAACTGGTGACGTGATCGGTGCGGTGGAAGCCACTCCACCCGTCGCCGTTACCGGCGCTACCCTGACTTGCACCCGTGATACCCACGGCGGTCGTACTATCGTCATTAATGCCGCAGCAGGTTGTGCAGTTACTCTGCCCAACGCTACCGGCACCGGTTCGGTATTTCGATTTTTCATCGGCACCACCATTACATCGAACAGCACCACCATCAAGGTGAGCAACGCTACCGACGTGATGTCTGGACGTGCGTTTGTGATCAGCGATGGCGCGGCTGCGGTACTTGGCTACGCCACTGCCGCCAGTTCGGACACCATCACTCTCGACGGCACTACGACTGGTGGATTTGCTGGTGATGTCATTGAAATCATCGACGCAATCGCCGGTACGTATCTGGTCACGGTACTCACCAAAGCAACCGGCACGGAAGCAACTCCGTTCTCGGCAACTGTCTCTTAATTTTTGTAAAGGAAATTTTCCATGTCTTACAACATCGAACAATCGAACAGCGGCTACCTGTCGCTGACCGCCGCAGGTTTGGCTGAGGGCACCAACAGTGCCACCTTCAAGACCGTCAACACTTTGGCATTCACCAACAACGGCGTTTTCAAGTCCAAAGCGGCTACCGACAACCTGACCTTCTCGACCGGCACTGCGCTGGCCGCAAGCCAGGCTTGCCTGTTTGGCGTTTGGATCAACACGTCCGGCACCGTGACGACCTCTCAAGGTCCGATCCAAGCCGCTGGCGATCCTTGCCCCGTGCCTAGCCAGGTCACCGCCAACACCACGTTGGTCGGCCTGATCAAGGTCACCACCAGCTCTGCCGCTACGTTCACACCTGGTACTACCGACCTGTCCGCTTCGGGCATCACCGGTGCGTACTTTGACTGCATGGACATGCCCGGCGCGGCTCTGTAATTTGTTGCCATCCTCTCCTTAACCGGAGAGTTTTGCTGGGAGCTTTCGGGTTCCCAGCTTTTTGGCATCCCAATTTTTTAACCCTTGGAGTATTAAGATGGCAACGACAAAACAAAAACAGACGGTTCAAGGTATCGAGGTCCTGGATGACGCACCGGAAATTGAAACGGTAGCGGCGTCCAAAGACTTCAGCAAGCTCGTCGCTGACGAGGCTTTTATGAATGAGCTCGTCACCGTGATGATCCACTCGACCACGGACGAGAACCAGCCCAGCCACTGCGTGGTGAGCTGCAACGGGATGAACCAGCCGATTATGCGCGGCTACCCCACCACGGTGAAACGCAAGTACGTGGAAATCCTGGCTCGCATGAAGGAGACCAAGTACACCCAGGTGACGCGCAACCCGGCTGCTCCAGATCAAATCGACATGGTTGCTCGCCACGGCTTGTGCTACCCGTTTGACCTGGTAGACGACAAGAACCCCCGAGGCCGTGCTTGGCTGCAGAACGTATTGGCCGAGGCAGCTTAACCCTAAAGGCCCCGCATGAACTTGCTTCAACTCGTCAACCAGACCCGCGTCGAATGCGGCGTGTCTGGACCGGCGCTGACCACGGCTCAAGGCCAGGTCGGCGAGTCGGGCCGCATGGTCTCTTGGACGCAGCAGGCCTGGATTGACCTCCAGACCAGCAAAGAAGACTGGCTGTTCTTGCGGGAGCCCTTTACCTTTAACCTGGTGGCAAACCAGTTCCAGTACACAGCCACTCAGGCCGGGCTTACGGACTTCGGTAATTGGAAGCGAGACAGCTTCCGGGCCTCGTCCGTTGGCCAAGACTACAAAGACGAACAGCTCCTGAACTACATGGAGTGGACGACGTACCGGAACCTGTACCGTTACGCCAACATGCGCAACACCACGGCCCGGCCAGTGGTGGTGTCCATCACCCCCGAAAAAGACCTGGCTTTTGGATCGAAGCCGGATCAGGCCTACGTGATCGACGGCGAGTATTACACCCAGCCAGTCACCCTGTCCGCAGATGCCGACGAGCCAATCATCCCGGCTCGATTTCAAATGGCGATCGTGTATCGCGCGATGATGTACTACGCCGGTTACGAAGCCGCGCCGGAAGTACTGTCGCGCGGTGATTTTGAATACCGGCGCCTGTACTCTCGCATGGAGATTGACCAGCTCCCAACCATCGTCAGCGGCCCTCCGCTGGCTTAACTGGGGACCGCCATGGCTTCAGGCATGCCCCCTGTCAAATACAACTTGATCCAGCTCCAGGGTGGGCTGGACTTGGTTACACCCACGCTTTCCCTGCCGCCGGGCGCCGCCCGCGACGCTATCAATTTTGAGGTCTCTATCACCGGGGGCTACACCCGCATTCCGGGATATGAGCGATTTGACGGCAGGCCCAACCCGTCTGACGCCAACTACAACCTGCTGACTGTTGCAAGCGCAACCACCCTGGCGGTTGGCAATACCATCACCAATCTTGCTGCCACGGTTTCTGGCGTGATCATAGCCATCAGCGCCAACCTGGTGGTGTACACCAAGGCTGTTGGCGCGTTCTTGGCGGCAGACGCCGTTTACGTTGGCGGCGTGCTAAAAACCACGGTGGTTTCGGTGGGCGGGACCGTTTCTGCTGACAGCTCCCAGGCTGCCGAATACCTGGCTTTGGCAGCAGACAACTACCGCGCAGACATCGGCGCGGTCCCAGGCAGTGGCCCCATTCGCGGGGTCGTTTTTCTGCACACCTCCCAACAAGTTTTTGCCTGGCGAAACAACGCAGGCGGCACCGCAATGGCGATTTACAAGGCCAGCACAAGCGGTTGGACCGCAGTTTCGTTGGGCTTTGAGATGCCGTTTAATACCGGCACACTAGAACTCGTAGACGGCAACACCATTACCGGCCAAACCAGTGGCGCCGTGGGCACCATTGCGCGAGTTGTCTTGCGGTCCGGCAGTTGGACCGGGGGCACCGCTGCGGGGTATCTGATTTTTGCTTCGATTACGGGTACTTTTTCTGCCGGTGAAAACTTGCGGATTTCAACAACCACTTACGCGCGCGCGGTCTCCGCCCAGGCTGCGATTACGTTAAACCCTAGCGGGCAACTGGATTTCGTAATTGAAAATTTTGGCTCTGCCACCCGCATCTACGGCGCGGATACCGTAAATTACGGATTTGAATTTGACGGCACAACCTACGTGCCGATTCGCACGGGGATGACGACGGACACGCCAACCCATGTAGCGGTCCACAAGCAGCATCTGTTTTTTAGCTTTGGCTCATCCGTTCAATTTTCCGGGATTGGCGCGCCATACGAATGGAGCCCTATTGTCGGCGCCGGTGAAATCGCGCTGAACAATGTGGTCACCGCTTTTCTTGTGCAGCCAGGCGACCAATCGACTGGGGCCATGGCGATCTACTCGGACGACAACACCTTTGTGCTGTATGGGTCGAGTTCTGCCAATTTTGCGTTGGTCTCGTACAACGTCGGCACGGGGGCCAAACCTTTTACCTGCCAAAACGTCAACGTCAGCTACAGCTTTGACGACCGTGGCGTGATCAACATGGCCACCACGCTGAACTTTGGCAACTTTGACTCGGCTGCATTGACGTTGAACTTGCGCCCTTTTGTGCAACAGGGACGCAACCTGGCCGTGGCCAGCGGCGTCAACCGCGAGAAGGGCCAGTACCGGGTTTTCTTCAGTGACGGCTACGGCCTTTACGTCACCTTGGCCAATGGCAAGTACATGGGCTCTATTCCCGTGCAATTTCCTAACGCGGTGACTTGCATGGGTGAGGGCGAAAAGCCTGACGGCGCAGAAACCGCGT